TGCTGAATGGGCTGATAAGTTAGGCATTGCTGTTAGTACAGCTATTACAGCAGTTAAGCCTAGTGGCACAGTGTCACAGCTAGTGGACTCAGCCTCAGGAATACATGCGCGGCATAGTGCTTACTATATCCGTACTGTACGCTCTGACGTTAAAGACCCGTTGACTCAGTTCATGAAGGACAAGGGCGTACCTTGGGAAGCATGTGTGCATAAGCCAGATACTACAGTAGTGTTTAGCTTTCCACAGAAGTCACCTGAGGCTGCAGTGTTGACAGAGAACACACCAGCACTTGAGCAGCTAGAGACTTGGTTAATGTACCAACGTCACTGGTGTGAGCATAAGCCTAGTGTTACTATTAATGTATTAGCCAGTGAGTGGATGGAAGTAGGTGCCTTTGTATATGCTAACTTTGATGAAATGTCAGGTGTTAGCTTCTTACCTTACAATGAGCATATCTATCAACAAGCGCCTTACCAAGAGTGTACACAGGAAGTGTATGAGGAGTTCTTAAGTAAGATGCCTGAGGCTATTGAGTGGGCTGGTTTAGCTACTTATGAGATGGAGGACACTACAGTAGGTTCACAGTCCTTTGCATGTAGTGGTAACTCATGTGAGCTAGTTGATTTAGTTTAGTAGAAAGCAAAAAAGCCCCTAGGCTCTCAGGTTAATACTTGAGGGTCTAGGGGCTTTCTGCGTTCTGCAGTTTACCTAGCTGATCTACGCTGTGCTTCAAGATAGCGTTGATTGTCATCATTGTAGGCACCTGCAACGGGGCCAGTAAGCATACCACCATTACCAGTAGTAGGTTTAGCGGCTCTAGCGTTACCTTGCATCTCCTTAGCAAAGGCTGCAGTACGTCTATTAGCCGCACCTTCTGCATACTTCTTAGCACCATGACCTGCAGCGCCTAATGCTGCTGTTGCCGCTAATGAAACACCGCCTGTGGATATAGCTGTTGCACCACCACCACCCTGCAGTATCTTACCTAGGAGAGCAGTAGGGCTTAAGTTGCCAAAGGACTTGAGAGCCTTTTGTGCAGCCGTACCATCATCAGCAATAAACTCTTTAAACCTAGCTATCTCTGCAGCATCATAATGCTTAACATCACGGGGGTTATTTATGATCTTAGCTAAAGCAGCTTTCATCTGATCTACTTTAGGCTTACCCTTAAATGACTCGTCTAACTTTATCTTATTTGTTATACGATCAATAGTCTCAGCTTTCATATAGCGCCTGTTGGCTAGCCTAGCTACGTTCATAGCTTCTGAAGTGCTTGGGTGTGTCTGTATCAGATCATCAATCATATTAATTGCATCTAAGACTACAGACTGGTCACCGCCTTCACCTTTGACCTTAGCAGCTTTATACTTCTTCCATAAGGCTTGCTGTGTTTGGTCTAGGTCAATAAGCTCCGCTCCTTTACCACGGGCTGTCGTCTTGATCTCAGCTAACAAGTCTAGAGTATCAGCCTGTATCTTAGAGCGTTTAGAAAGGTTCTTAGAGGACACAACCTTATCCGTAAAGTCTTTCATGGCTTTATTGACACGAAAGCTAGAGAACCTAATGTTGTTATCCTTAACTAATTGATAAGCATCATCCTTAGACTTCTTAAGTATTGCAGTAGTGCTACTGCCTTGCTTAGTGCCTAAGGTCTTAGCGAATACCTTCTTAAAGACATCCGTAGACACTGACATCAACTTACCACCCACTACACCAAACATAGCAGAAGGTACAGCAACACTACTAGCAGCATCTAAACGATCTACGATAGAACCATCAGTGTCTAAGAAGACATAACCTGAACCAGCTATAGCACCTTGGGCACCTGTGTTGGCAGCAGTAGCTAAACCACTTGTGCCTTTAGCAACCTTAAGTGCGCCTAAGGCTTTGTTGATAGGACTAGCAATAGAACCTACAATCTCCGCACCAAAGGATAATGCTCCATGCTCCTCAGAGAACTGTTCAGCTTCTTGCTTCTCTACAGCTAGCTTCTCGTCAAAGACTTCGCCATAGGGTCGCTCGTCACCTATTAGTTTCTCACCTGCAGCATAGACACCTGCGTTGACTATATCACCACCGCCCATTAGGAAGCCTTTGCCTCCTGCTTTCATAGTGCCGCCTACAGTGTCGTAGGCATCTTTAGCCGTGTCAAGCATACCAGCGTATAGTGACTCTTCTTTAGGAGCCTCAGGAGCTGCAGGAGTAGTAGTAGTAGCGTAATGCTTCTGCATAGCTTGCTTAATGATTGCAGGGTCAGTTCCGTCAGGGAAATCAAATGTTTCCCCATTGGCTCCATTAACTTTTATCATAATTTATTTCCTATTGGACTAATACCATGTTGCCTGAAGCAGGGTCAAAGGTGTATGTAGCAGAAGCAGCGGGGCTACTTGTTGCAGCACTAACACTACCCTTAGATTTATTGAAACGGGCTATATGGTCAGCATCACCATTAATAACATCATTATAGGTCTTCTGAAACTTCTTTAGGTTAGTAACGAATTGCTCTTTAGACTGTGAACGTGTCAAAGCACCTTGAGCAGCCTTAAGTAACGCTAGTTCCTTCTCAGAGATAGCACCTAGGGCACCACCAGTCTTACTAGCAGCGCGCATAGCAGCTAACGTACCAAAGGCAGTGTTAGCTTCAATAGGCTCCATGTAGGCTTCTAAGTTAGAACGCATAGTAGCGTCAATCTTACTATTAAGAGCGCCTACAGGCCCGAAGATTTGTGTGGTACCGCCATGCATCTCAGCTATCGTAAGTGCATTATTCACAGCATCATTAACTACACCTGTGTTAGCCTTCTTATCTGAACCTGTCTTAGACTCTTGTTCCATAGATGCAGCTTCAGCAGCTAATGCAGCCTTTTGTGCTATCCATTGCTTACTACCTTCAATAGGTATTAACTTAGTTATTTGACCATCTTCGCCAAACTCTGCTCGCATACCTTCAGGAATAGCAATGTTAACATTACCTTTAGTAGGTTTGTTTAGCCAAGTTAAGTCACCAGAACCTGTCTCTTCCCATATACTTCCTTTAGGAAACTCAGCCCCATACTTATCACCTAAGGCAGCACCTGTAAGGACAGTCTTCTTAGCCAGTAGAGCAGCAGCATCTTCAGCAGTAAGTTTCTGCAGTGCCTTAAGTGAAGCAGCAGCAACTAAAGCAGCAGCCTTCTCATCTTCACGTTTAGTGTCAGCAGTAACTTTATCAGCTGCTAACTTCTGTATGCGTGTAGCTTCAGCAGCTTCAGCAGTAGCCTTAGCTGTTAAAGCGGCCTCCTGTTCTTCCTCTTTCTTAGCTTCCTTAGCTAATGCAAGCATCTTTAAGGCGGCTTGTGGGTAAGTCTTCTGTAGGCTTGCTACTTGGTCAAACATCTCCTGAGAGCCGCCTTTAGCAGCCTCAAGAAACTGACCTTGTGCTTGGTTCTGTTCAGCTTGTTTAGCTTCTAACTTCTCCCTAGTGCTACCTCCGTCCATAGCGCCAGCTAAGGCTCGTCCGAGACTTGAGCCAATAAGACTAGCAGCTTGTGTTTCCATCGGCCTAGCAGCGCCCTGAGATGCTTGTTGCATTAGTTGGCGCTGTAGAGTGCTTGCGCGTGTGTTACGCTTCGCTAGTAGGTCATCAATCGATGGGCCTTGTGTAAATAAACCTTGTTGTGCCATGATATATTACCTTATTATGTAAAGAGGTTACTTAACCAACCAGAACCAGCTTCTGTACCGAAGAATGCAGAACCTGCACCTACGAGTCCAGTTAACCATGGGTCAGGTTGGTTGCCAGCGGCTGCAGCAGCACTTAGTTGTGCCATAGCAGAGATACGATTCTGTTCAGTACCTAATTCATAGTTCTGAGCAATAGTATCTTTCTGTAGACCATACTGTTGTGTATTAGTCAGCATACCCATCTGGTAGTCTTGTAACTGCTGTTGAGTCGCTAAGTCCATCTTCTGTTGACCTAGGCCATAGTCTTGCATCTGTTGCTGTTGCGATAGGCCATAGTTCTGTTGAGCTAGTCCATAGTCTTGTAACTGTTGCTGCTGTGCTAGACCATAGTTCTGAGCTTGACCTTGAGAAGCTAAACCGAATTGATCTTGAGCCATACCTTGGCTGAAGTTCTGACCTTGAGAAGCTAACCCAAATTGATCTTGAGCCATGCCTTGGCTGAAGTTCTGACCTTGCTGTGCTAAAGCTAACTCTGCTTGAGACTGTGATTGTCCAAACTGTTGACCTTGTTGAGCCAAGTTGAACTGTTGTCCACTCATACCTTGGTTAAACTGTTGACCTTGTTGAGCCAAACCGAACTGTTGTTGAGCTAGATTGTAGTCTTGATTTAACTGTTGACTCTGTAGTTGCTGTTGAGCCATTTGTTGCTCAAGTGCAGAACCTTGCATACCAGCAGATAGCATACCTTGCCCACTACCCATAAGGTTAGCGTACTGTTGTTGTTTAGCTTGTTGGTTCATACCAAACTGGTTAGCCTGTAGGCCAGCCATTGCTTGCTCTTGATTAAAAGCATCGTTAGAGGCTCCTGCTGCTGTTTGCGCAAGTGCTTGAGACTGTGCTTGATTCATACCAAAGGCGTCTGGCTGTACCATGCCATTACCAGCACCTACGCCTTGACCTGCTAGACGAAGACCTAAGCGACCAGCACCAAACATAGACTCAGCACCTTGGGCACGTTGTTGTGCAAACTGAGGCTCTAGTAAAGCTGTGCGTTGAGAGTATAAGTCCTGTGCCCTTTGGTTGGGATTTACATTATAATTAAACTGACTAGGAGCCTGTTGTGCGCCTTGGGCAGCTTGACCTAAGAGTCCAGTACCTTGCCCTACCAGACCTGAGAGGCCTGAGTAAGGTTCATTAAGCTCCGTGGTCATACCATTGGCATTAGAGGTTGAGGTACCTGTGCCTGACCTAAAGGTTACAGGTTTGAACGTACCATTCTGTGAACTGCCTTGAGGTATGGAAGCCCCAAGTTGTGTTGGTTGTTGTAGCATCGTATGTTACCTATTCTTAAAGTGTTATGACCAACGTGAAGGTGGAGCCTGTAGAGTCATGGGAGCTTTTAACATGCCACCTTCCTTAGGTGCCCAAGAGGGTCTTGCTTGTTTAGCTTGTTGGTTCCATTGGGGTGCCCATGATGGTTGGTTTGGTACTGGCACACCTTGGTTACCTTGAGGTGCCCACCATGGGTCATCAGGCATTACAGTAGGGGCATAAGCACCACCTGTAGTTAATTGACCTAACTTAATTCTTTCTTCTATTTCTGCAGGGGTAACAGCAGGGTTACTTTGGTTACCTTGGTTGTTGGTGTTATCAGTAGATACCATAGCTGCTGTAGCGCCTATGTTGACCGAACCATCACTGTTGTATATAGTCGTGCTAGGTGCCTTACCATTAGTTAACTTAGCTATACGCTTCTGTACATCAGTAGTTGGGTTACCATCAATGAAAGCATGTGGTAACTGTCTATCCATCTGAGGCTTACGTGCTAACTGTACAAGTTCCTCTGCAGACTTACCCTCGTTAGCTGGGTCACGAATTAAACGATCATACTCAGCCTTAGCTTCATCATTCATGCCGTACTTAGATTGATTCATGAAGACACTGCCAGCTTCTTTGACCATAGCGCCCATAGGGTTAATTACAGCACTTAACATACCCAAAGGTGATGAAGGTAACTCAAGACCCTGAGCTTCGCCAGTAGGGTAATTAGCCACACCAGCACCTAGCATACCAGCACCTGTGGAAGTAGGTAAACGCTCAGTAGAGTCTTGGTTAGTCTCATGTGGGCTACCTTGGAGCCATGAGGAACCTGCAGGAGATGCTACTGGGTCATCATCACGTAGGAAACTAAAGATGTTTTCAAAGATACTCTTTTGCTTAGGTTCTGCTTTAGTTTCTTGAGGCTTTGTTAACTGAGGTGGCTTAGTTGCGTCTATCGTAGCTTCCGCGTTAGCATTGGCTTGATCTATCCTCGCCTTGTTGTCACGCTTTATCTTAGCTTTCTTCTTAGCTAACGCTAGTGCTTCGATACCAGCTTGTTTATCTGCAGCGGCTTTAGCGTCAACTTTAGCTTTATAAGCAGCTTTATCATCAGCTATCTTCTTAGCTTTAGCTTTAGCGTCTTTAGCATCCTTAGCTTGTTGTTTAGCTAACTTAACTTCTTTAGCTTTCTTAGCTTCTGCTTGGTCTGCTTTAACTTTAGCTGCCTTAGCGTCTTTAGCATCTTTAGCTGCCTTAGCATCTTTAGCATCTTGAGCCTTAACCTTAGCAGCTAAGTCTTGCTCACGTTTATACTGTGCTTTGTCATCAGCTATCTTCTTAGCCTTAGCTTTAGCATCCTTAGCGTTCTTAGCTCTAGTGGCTTCCTTAGCGGCCTCAGAAGCCAGTGCATTAGATGCTGCAGTTTCCTTAGCAATACGTGCTTTAGTTGCCGCCTCAGAAGCCTCTAGTTTCTTCTCAGCAGCCGCAGCAGCCCTTGCCTTGAGTACAGCATCCGATGGGCCGTTATTGTTATCATACTTAGGTTTTGGTGCTACTGCTTTAGCTTTCTTAGTTTTACCCTCTGCTTGAGTCATTAAGGCTTTAGCCCTAGCCCTCTTCTGATCTGCACTATTGTTGCTATTGTTATCCTTCTTAGCCTTAGCTCTCTTCTGTGAACCTGAGAGGCTAGGTTTAGTCTTCTGTGTCCATGCCATGTGTTATCTCCTGTCTTTAGGCTTCTAGTGCTTCAACACGAGCGATAAGCTCTTGGATTGTAGCCACTAATAATGGTACCACTTTCGCTTGATCGATCCCCTGCATATCTGGCACTGAACGAGTAGCCATAACCTGTGCTGTAGTCTCACGCCAATGCTGACCATCTTCTAAGGTTTCAGGCTGTTCAACGTCTGAGCTATGAATAACTTCGGCTACTGCTGGAGTGGTTATTACAGTTTCCATCGTTGGAACTTTAGTAGTTACTTCAACTTCAACCTCAGTGGATACACCATTAACATCTTGACGTTGCACAATAGTCTCAACAAGATCAGTAGTTACGCCTCGTTCTTCGGTTTCAACAATAGTCTCACCAGCTAGGTTAACGTATGAGCCAGCTTCCACTGTTTCCATGACTTGAGATTCAGTAGCAACTTCTGCACTAGCTGCTGTATAAACATCACCCGTTGCTGGGCTAACTTCATACTCTTCATCCATCATAGCGTCTTTAGAGCCTGTAGCCGCTGCTGGGATAACTTCACCTAGCTCATGTGCTAAGAAACCATCAACTCTAGTACCATCTGCAATCCACTCGAAGTTGACTGGGTTTAGCTGCATAAATGTAGCTGTGGCACCTGTCATTGGTTGAACGTCAGCTTTTAGGCGGTGGTCTGAGGCTGTGTTGTACGATGTGGATGTACCGCTAGTTGTGATAGAGCCAACAGATGTTGTATTGCTATAAAAAGTTTGTAGGGTTCCAGCACCACCAGTTCCCGATTGAGTTATCATATAGGCACAAGTTCCAGTGCTTTTTAAATACATCCCGTTTGCGCCACTACCATATAAGGTGACACCCTGAGTCTCCTTTGTAGTAGTACCAACAAGCAAGTTGCCACTATTATCAATAGTCATAGCAGTATCCCAGCTTATCGCACCACTTCCTGCTGCTGCGGTTTTAAACGCATGAACACCATTTATTTGAGAATATAATGATGGGCGGTACGTATCACCACCCCTAGACCAATTATTCCCAGTGGCGTCTGTGCTTACTGCGTTAACACCCATAAACATACGACCGATGTTCTGACCTTTTGGTGCTGATATAAAACCATCTTTACCACCACCCAGTTGTAGAGCTACATGGTTTGAGTGCCAAGCAGTGCTGGGAGTTACACCAATACCTACGTTGCCAGATGTGTCTATTCTCATAGCTTCTGTGTTAACTGTCTTGAATAGCATTGGGTAGCTTCCACCACCACCGCCAGACGCAGCAGAAATAACGAACAGTCCACCCTCATTAGATATAGTTGAGTTATCCGAAGCTACATCAGAACGGGTGACTGTGACTGCTCCAGATACCTCAAGTGCGGTTGACGGAGAGCTAGTACCAATACCTACGTTGCCAGTAGTCACTAGAGTACCAGCATTCACAGTACCATATGCGTAGACATCTTTGAATTGACGGCCTGTGGAACCTAAGTCCAGTAGACCATCGGACGCACCACCAACAGAAGTAGATGCAGGCAAGAAAGAATTGTTATTACCCGAAGTCCATAAGTAAGCATCGTTGGAGCCTATGAATATCTCACTAGCGCCAGTACCTATAGTACCTACAGTAGTGCCGTCTTTCTTAAGGGTAACTATGTCACCATTAGTACTGGAGCGATCAACAACCAACCCATCAGCCGTTACAGTGCCAGTGACGTCTACGCCTGTGGATGTTGTGGCTAGCTTCTCAGAGCCATTATTGTACAATTTTACATGCCCACCAGAAGTAGCATGAATCATATCTACATCAGCAGTGTTTCTAATGTAAACATCACTTGCTTTTACTTTTAACCCGCCAGCACCAATATCGGAAATAATGCTATGGCTGCCATCATGGTATATTTCTAAATCAGGAGCAGTACCAAACTTAGCCTTGACGTTATCACCATGTAGCGTATCGCCTGTCACCGTGCCGCCAGCTTTAGGGAGTGCTGCGTCAGCGGTTACAGTAGTAGCACTTAAGACACCATCCCTAGTAGCTATGTCTACACCATCAATAGTAGAGGTAGTAGTGATAGCACCAGTGAATGCAGCACCAGCTAGGTCAGCTTTAAGGTTAGCTTCTGTAGTCACAAAGGCTGTAGTAGCTAGTTGTGTAGTAGAAGTGTCAGCAGCCGCTGTAGGAGCCGTAGGTGTCCCAGTCAAAGCAGGACTCGCTAGAGGCGCCTTAAGTACGTCTACTTCAGTTACGAATGCAGTAGTAGCTAGTTGTGTAGTGGAGGTTCCTGAGGCCGCTGTAGGAGCCACAGGGACACCAGTAAGTGCTGCGTTGTTAGCGTTAGCCTTAGTAGCGTTGGCTACGGATATGGCATTAAACTCGTCATCTAACTCAGTACCACTTAAGGTCTTGAGTGGGTTACCTGTGGTTAGGGAGTCCTTTGTTGCAAAGTTTATAGCTTTAGTATAGTTAGACATTATTAAATTACCTTGCCTTGTTTAGCATATATTGATAGTTTCTGTAGGCTTAAAGCACCACCATTGATCTCGGCAGAGAAGCCCATCTGTAGTATATCACCAGAGCCTGAGGCTGCTGCTTGTTGATCGTTAATTAGAACTGAACCTGCGTACTCCGCTACGTCATACTCAGCAACACCATACTCATAGATAAGTCCAGTGTCTAATACAAATGCATGTGAGTAGAATATAGGGCTATAGTCATAACCTATCTTAAGTGCAAAGGCTTGACCTGTGGCACCTACTGTGGTAGCCGTGAGTCGCTTTACAATCTTATTTACGTTAGGTATGCCTAAGTCAAAGAAGTTACTATAATAAGACATCTGATATTGTGAACCATTGTCTTGATAACCTACGTACTTAGCTATTCCATTAGGTTGTGCAAATAATATATCCTGACCTGAAGAGAGGAAAGACTTAGGTGTGAGTGAGGGCCATACAGTTACCCTATAAGCTCCATTCTCTAGTGTCTTTCGTGTGTCAAACACAAAGGTCTGTCTAGTAGTAGGAAAGGATAACAAGTAGAAAGCCTCTGAGGGCGAATAGACAGCTTTAACCTTCTCTATCACTTCGGACTCAATGGCTATAGTAATGTCATCACGTATGTTCTTAGAGATGTCTCGCATAGGCTGAGATTTCTCTTGTACAGTACGATTCAATGAACGTACACCTGTGTTACTTAAGAACAAGATGTCCTCACCAGTGTTCTGTACAGAGTCCCTAGCGATACAACCAACACCTTGGATTACTTCCGTAAGCGTAAGGCTCGTAGTAGTCATGGATGTTTGGAAGTTATTACCATCACCATAGATGATAATGTTATTCTTACAAAAGATGATAAGGAAGCCGTTATGGGCGCCTAAGGCTACTATCTCGTCCATGCCCTGAGTAAGGACACTTGAGATGTCTATTGAGCCTGCTGTGCCTGAGTTCCAGTCAGTACCATCAAGTACATCAGTAAAGTATACTGTAGTCTTACTCTCTAAGGTGTCTGCTGCCCATAAGCGACCATAGGCTGCTAATACTGTGTTAGCCTTAGGGTAGCCTGCTGTGGCACCAGAGTGTACAGCCATAGAGTCAAAGACTGTTGAGCCTGTGTCATCGCTATAGACTAAAGGAATGTAGTCACGTTGGAAGAAGAATTGATGGTCATTTAAAGTGGCTGACTGCCAGTTACCTTCGTCTATAGAGTCCGTGGTAGTGGGCGCGACAGTGGTTAAGTCTACAGTTCCTTTATAGAACTTATCTACAGACCATGATATACGGGTGTCAGTACCTGTGATGTCCTTAAAGTCTGCCATGCCTAGTAAGTTAATACCTACGTTATCATCAGCTACAGTGTCTACGGATGTTGTTTGATAAGCCCAGCCCTTACGGGCACTTAAGCGACCTTGCTTGTCTATGACACAGTTGTCTGCGTGTTGTGCGTAACCATCCTGTAGTGAGACACCTGAGTCTTGGGTGTTTAGACCAAGGAATGCAGGTGCCGCTATGGAGGCCGCTAGTAATGGTTTAGCCATGTTATGGTGCCTCCCAAATTAGTTCCTCAGGATGCTTACTTGCATCAATAGCAATGGCATCGGATAGGAAGTTGTTAGCTAGAGATTTAGCTGATACAGGTGACATACCCCCATCCTCTCCACGTTCCTCAATAGCCATAGCGTAGGCTAAAGCTTGTACAGGTAAGAAGGGTATGCTTAATGTGTCTGCATCTGCCAATATGTTAGGTGAGCGTTTAGCTAATTTAACTACTACACTATAAGCACCATCTGGTACTGGGTAGAGTTTTACTTTAGTGTCTCCGTTAGCATCTAAACTATCATATACATAACAGGTAGGTGGGCCTTTAGGAGGCGTGTTATTATAAAAAGCATTGTCAAACCATGAGGCTGTCTTGTACTCCATGAATTGATTACTAGTATCGTTTATAACACGTAAGATTGTAGAGTGGTCACCAGAGCCTGTAATGGCATAACTAGATTCATTAGCTGACGTTGTTATTGTTACTGCCTGTCGTAGGCTTGACCAGTTCCATGCGCTTTCTACGGACTCTACTGCATCATGTACCATTAAACCAATTAGCTTTGAGTAGCCAGTTTCATCAATGGATGTTACCTCACGCTCCCTAAGGCGAATGAGTATATTGTTAACTAATTGTAGGTATGTTTTCATTTGTCTGCCTTGGTTATAGAGCTAAGAACTTAAGTGCTGATACAAGTCCAAATTGATCTGAGAAGTAAACTACACCAGCACCTAGGCCCATCCACTTTGTTTGTCTGTGCATATCGGCTATAGAGGTGACTGCATCAGTTAGTTTCTCTGCATCACTTGCTTGTTCATTAAGCCGCACATCGTGTCCATCTACCCGCCATTCTAACTTAGTAATAGCTTCTCTGTTATTCTGTTCCATGATTAATCCTAGGTGTCTGTGGGTTTGTTTATGCTAGGCTGTACGCTTAGGTTTGGGTCTTAAGATGCTATCGGCTAACCCACCACCGAAGTAGAAACCAACAATAGACAGCATTATCCAGTCTATTTGAAACTCTTGTAGTATGTCTTTAACTGGTGTGACATCTTGACCTGTGAACGTCATACCAATTACTAATAAATATGTGCTAATATATGTGCCACCAAACATAAGGGCCATATAACGCTGTGCTATCTTGAAGGGTGCATAAGCCTGCATCAGATCAATCTTAGCTTTATTCTTTGATTCCACCATCTCAACATCTGAGGTGTGTAAATCATCAATCAATTCTAGGCCTTTCTCTATGACCTTACCCGAACCGAAGATTGTACTTAATATACTCATATTCAATCCTCACCATTTTGATTTATTGGCCCAATATGCTGCGCTCATTTTACCTTTAGCTATGTTTGCACCATGCCTTGCTTTAAATGACTTACGTTTTGCTTTCATTGCTTCTGACTCACCTGCCTTAGGTGCGCCTGCAGTCTTAGCACCTTGCTCACCAAAGCGAATAGTCTTTGTTTTATCACCTACTTTTGCCACGACCACATGAGACTTCTTAGGGTGGCTAGGGGTTCGCTTAGGCTTGTTATAGCCTGCAAGTCCCAGCTTAGTAAGTTTAGCATCTTTAGTCATCACAGTTCTCCTATTTCTTCTTAACTGGTTTAGCTTTAGGTTTAGCTACAGCTTTCTTCTTAGGGCGTCCTACTTTACTTCCGTATGTTCCTGTACCATATGGCATAATGCCTCCTATTTCTTCTTAACTAACGAACTCTTGTGAAACAAAGGCTTACTGGAAGCAGTGTGTTTAGCTCCTGTCATAGCCTTACCTGCTGTTTTGTGCATTGGGCCTGTATATTCCTTACCATTCTTTAAGTAATGTTTTATACCTTTCATCCTAAACCTCAGTCTTCTTTAATTATGTGTAAATTATAAGTAAAAAAATAGGAGCCTCTAGTAAGATATATTTATACTAGAGGCTCCTTTAGTTAGCTAAGGTTAGCCGTTAACTGCCATAATGAATCCAGTCTCTGGACGCAATACCTGAGTACCATACAAGCGGTCTGCAGTGTACAAGGTTCCTAAGAACTCTTGCTTGTACTGTGTCTGTGAACGGATACCTTGTTGCTCTGCGAGTACCATGGTGTCTTTATGACCCAATAGGGCGCCACGTACACGACCGCCAGCAGAGTTCTCCGAAGCAGTCTCAAGAGTAGGACAGTTAGTAGATACATAAATGTCTACACCATACAACTCACCAATCTTACCATTTACAACACCTTGACCATTAACGAAGTCAGAACTAACATAACGATCAATACCCATGATAGCATTACGTAGCGCAGGCGGGATAACTAAGAAACGTCCATCCATAGGACAGTCAGCATCATCCATCTTCTGAATCATATCACGGAAGAAGTCGTCTTCAAATACGTCTGCTGTTACTAAAGTATTATCAGCAAAGACAGTAGTACCTGAGGAAGCATCATTGTAGAAAGTAGCTGAGGTTACCCATACAGAACCATCACCATCACCGAAGGACTTACCTAGCTCAAACATATCAGAGTCTACTTGCTTACCTAGGGCATAGCCAGCATCACCTGTGTAGAACTGACGTAACGAAGCGAGTGCTTGTACGTTAGTAATGTCTTCAATCATACGTGAGTATTCAAAGTGCTTGTTTACAGTAACAACTACTTCGGTTTCAACGTCCATCTGTACTGTTACTGCTGTGTTAGCTGCTTTAGCGGTAGCGGCTCCACGTGTAGGCTTAGGGATATGAATAGTATCACCCTTCTTGCCTGACATACTGATCTTCTTGGTTAATGGTGCTAATACTAAGTTTTGCTCATAAGCAGCCACAACTTCGTCAGACCAGATTTCTGGAATGAACGTAGAAGCAGAAGCGTTATCGACAAAACCACCTGTGGCGGGATATACTGAATCAGTCATTTTAAATTTCTCTATTTGTTAAGGTTTATTTGACCCGTTTCTCTTGGTAAGCTTGTGCAATATCATCAGATAACGCTAAGTAGCGATCAGGGTCTGTTTTCATAAGTTTAATAATATCAGCTCGTCTGTAGATTTTTTTGGAAGTGCTAGAATCAGGGTTGCCACGGGTAGAACCCATAGACCCTTCTTTGACAGCTTTCTGTCTTCCTTCTTTCTCAGCCTGAAGTGTTTGATTAATAGCACCACTACGATCTTTCCATAAGGAGAAGATTTCGTCTGCGGCTTCTACATCAAAGTGTTGATCTGCTTGGACAAACATACGTGTCCGTATTTTAGAGGCTTTAATCCATTCTGCGAACTTAGGGTCATTTACGATCTGGGGTATCTCAGGATGATTGTCTTTCAGAAGTGCCATTGAGGTTTGCTGTTTATAAGCCCTCGTTGATTCCTCTGCTGCCCTAACGGAAGGGTGATTGTCTATAGCGTGGCTCATTGCCTTCTCAGGGTCTGAGTAAAAATCTATTTCTTCGGGGGTATCAGCAGGGGCTTGTGCGGCCTCATTTGACGTGAGTTGTGTGTTGATATAGCTATCGACTACGTTACGTAAGTCACCTACTTCTGAAGATTGACGACCTAGGAGCTTCTCAGCCTCTTGGTGCATCCGTACTACATCTTCCAACGACTTACCATTGTACTTATCAGGGAATGCTTCAGGTGCAGGTGCTGCCTCAGGTGTTGCCTCTTGCGAAGGTGCCTGTGCTTCTTCTGTATCTGTAGCCATATCATCTAAGCTATCAAAACGCTCATTACTTAATTCCTCGTTGAGGATTACTGCTGTCATATTAAACTCCGTACCTTAGTATTGTGGAGAGATTAAAAATGAAAGTTCCTAACTATCAGGGTTAGCTTTCTCTGCTTTTGCTCTGCCTCGTTCATGTTCTTTAATCCACTTCATAGTGGCACCAGCGAAGTCGCCAGAGAAAGGTTCAAGTACGGGGCGTGGGGAACAAACTTGTCTGGTTGCTTCGGCTGTACAGTCCTTACACAGTTGTGTGTCAGGTGAGCCTTTAACCATATGTTCGTTGACGTGCCCTAAGACACATTTGTAGTCATAAAATCTAAACATCGTCTAGTGACCTTTGGGATTCTTCTTGACCGAAACGTGTAGTCTCTTCAAGATTTAGGATAGCACCAATGATGTTCAGTTGGCCCTTACGGAAGTAAAGGTCATTGTTGTCTTTGGCACCTTCGATAGAATCAATATTAGCTGTGTTGGCTTGTAAGTCAGTAATGAATGTTTTCCAGCCTTCTGTACGGAAGAGGTCACCCATCTGTCTAAAGTAAAGCTCTAGCTCTTGTTCTGTCATATCTTACCTATAGTATAGCATATTATTTATAAAAAGTCAAGTTATTTCTTTACTTTCTCCTCTTTATGTGGTATGGCCTCTAAAGCAGCAAGTTTACTTTCTAAACTATTCACTCTATTGACTAAATACTCATAACTGGAATTGACCTGCTTAACTACATTCTCTAAGTCTCGCTGTGATACCATTACTTACTGCCTCTTGTTTATTCGCTTAAACTAATTATTGTGTATTACCGACTCAACACCTATTGTCAGTACAGCCTCCATGCCGTCTGATAGTGCTGTACGTATCTACATTAAGGGAGGCGCAGAGCCTTGTGTAGCTATTCGTTCTTTTAACTGCACCTCACGCTCCTTTAACATGCCCTCAGATACGCGTAGTCTACGTTCAAACTCTTTGTCGTCCTTATCACCAGCCTGTAGGTTAGTTGTGACAGCTTTTAGATGGGCTATCTCAAGTTCCTTAGGTACTGCTAGAGCTTCCTCATGTAGCTTATGTGCCCTCATTTTAGACTCTTCTGCCTGCATATTAAGTGCAGCAGTCTGTGAGGCTTGGAATGCAAGCTCGGACTGTTGAGCTTCCTGTTGAGCTTTCTGAGCTTCAGGGTTAGGCTGTGCAGCTTCTTCAATGAGCTTAATAAGTTCTTCACGATTTGACACATTCATGTTGTCTATAATAGACTTAAGCATGACTGGGTAATAAGGTGTATCCTTGCCCATAGTCTGTAATAATTGTACAAGTTGAGAAACTTCGTACTCCCTAGCAACAATTCCTAAGGTAGACGTAGCATTAAACTTATAGTCTGACACAGGATATAGTTCAGGCTCATACTGCATATAACGCCAAGCTGCTTTAGATACGAAAGGTATCAAGAAAGACTCTTGGAAGTTAATAAGAGTACGCTTATGGCGTTTAATGATAGCGCCTAATGACATAGATATACCAGCGGCTGTAGCTTCACCATTGATCTGACCACCAACTCCAGAGGAGTCAACAGCGCCAGTGGATTGCTGTACCATTGTCTGTAATGCCTGTGCTTGTGCAAAGGTTATCTGTGATACATTACCAAAGTTGAATGGGTTAATAATTTCACGAGGGTCACCATTAGTAAGCAGTAGTTTACCAGCGCGAATCTCAGGCTTAGTGCCCCTAGGGATGCGTGTAGCGTCCATAGCAAGCATAGGGTGTACTGTGAGTGCTAGGGCGTCTATACGTGCCCTTAGCTCGGCATCTAGAGCCTTCTGGCTGTTGTAACCTTTCTCACATACGCCACGACCCCAGAAACGACTAGGTACTACATCCCAAGGGAATGCAACAATAGGTCGGTCTTGCATCATAAACGGACTAGGTTCAGCTTTAAGGATAGTACCTTTGTTAGCTATGATGACACATGCTTCAATGTAATAACTTTCTTTGTCGTCCTCAGTAATTAAACTGGGGTCTTCCATCTCTTCTTCAAGAAGGTGACGAGGAACAAGGCCATAGTATTTAGTTAAGCGTGTCTTGTCATCTTGATAGATAGTTAAGTCTTGGTCAGCTTCAATGTTGAAATCATCATTAGCTGTACCCATGTAACCATCACGATAGACTCCAGACTCCTGTAGTTGTTCAACGATATGTGTACCTACAAACTCGTCAATGGCACAACCTAAGGCTTCATCTACGTTAGTTGCTGTAGGGTCAATACGAAAGTTCTGTGGTAAGATAGGACGTAAGCGTACAACTGTACGTTTGCTTATGTTAACGCCTACAGCTTCCATTGCTCCACCCATGACTTTCTCAGTCGCAGGTTTCATTTCATTAATTTCTTCTAAGACTACTTCGCCAACACCACTGCCAAATACTGCAGAGTTAAGAAGACATTCACTAATGTCCCTACGAACTTTAGCTGCTGCAAAGTCCTCATGGAGCTTGTTACGTAAGAATCCAATGTCCTCAGTCTCAGTGTCACCCATGTTATCTTTAATGTCAAAGAAGTTACCACGACCAAAGGTGGCCTCTTCTATCTCAGCTACGTTAGACTCTACGGCCTGCTGAAGTGCTGGTGCAATGATTTGTGAGCGTTCTGCTTTACGAGTCTTATCTGACTCAGCCCAAATACCACGCCATAAGCGATAATATTCTTGATGCTTTTGAGCATAGTTCTGCTCGTAGTAGTCTCCCCAGTCATCCACCTTGGTCATTACCCAGTCCTGTAGGTTCTGTTCAATGATGATAGGGTCTGTGCTTTCGTTGTTGTCTGCCATTCTCATAGGTTAGTATCCGCTAATTGAGTCGAGTGTTAAGTGGTCGTCCCACTCTTCAAAGTTACCTACATAAGTAACTTTAGCTAATTGATCTATATAGGCTAAGGAGTCTATTAAGTCATCGTGGGTTAAGGGGTCTGGAAATTGGAAGAGCTGATCTAGGAAGACACTATGCCATTCCTTCTTCTTCTTGTTGAGAGTTACACGACCATGTTCAAAGCGACCCTGTAAGGCCCACATGATTCTATCAGTCTTCTTCTGGTTTCCGTGAGTCAACTCCTCTACACGGAAGTAAGTATTCTGTCTCTTCATCCTATCCATTAGGGGAGACATTACTGCTTGCTTAGAGATACCTTTCTCTATACCTATTGACATAGGTTTATAAGTTTTAACTACTGCAAAGATTTTATTTGCTGTCTCGTCAAGAGTCCAGCGACCAAATATTATGTCCTCAACAAACCAACCTTCTTCTGACACCCAAACAACGGATATGGCAGATTGGTCTAGTCTGGAGGTGTTTCCTTTCGCCTTGGAAACATCTTGGAAACCAGCCAAGTCAATAGCAACATAATAGTCACCATCTCCAGCAGGCTTCTCACCAAAGTTGAGCCAGTCTTCCTTAAACATCTCAGAACCTTGGTTCTTAAAGGATGCCATAAACTCTTGCTGGAAAGCGTGAGTTGACATAGACTTCTTTGCATTATTGATTTCATCGTCATCTAATGTTTCATTATCATAACTTGTGAAGTGCCACGCAGCGAAGGTAATGTCATCATCACCAGATAGCTCGGCATACTTGTATAAATCATAGAAGTGGTTACGACCCTTAGGTGTGCCTATGAATAAGCATCCACCCTTTTGGTCAGCAAGGGCAGGCCTTAAGATTTCTTCAAAGACCTCAGGTTTCATGTCGCCATACTCGTCCATCACTAAGAAACGTAAGGACACACCACGCATCGTGTCAGGCCTGTCAGCACCCTTTAGGGAGATAGTTGAACCATTGACTAGGGTGATCTGCATGTTGTTTATATGAGCTTGTGAGATGACTGGTGCCCCTAGTTCAAGTAGAAGCTTCCAAAGGATATCTCTAGCCTGACCCTGAGTAGGAGCAACGTAGAATACATGTGAGTTGGGGAGAGTAGCTTGTAAGGCATTGACTATTAGAAGCCAAGCAGCTAGGCGGGACTTACCACACCTTCGTCCTGCAGCTACTACTTTAAATCGTGTATCATCGGCCCATACTTTCTTCTGCCATTCCAATAGTTCAATCTGTAAGTCTGACATTAGATAACCTCGTATGTAGCGTCTATAGCGTCATCAGGCTCTTGAGTGTCAGGAGACACCACAGAGGCGCCACCGATACCAGTGATGTTGATCTGTATAGCACTCTTGCCACCACCCTTGACTACCTCTTGTTCAAAGGCTGCTGTAGGTGCGACCCTATCCATGACAAGTTTCCATGCACTCGCTTGGTGTTTGTGGTCATCATCTAAGGCTGCTTTAAAGATTGCCTCTAGCACCTTAGCTGACTGAGGTGAAGCTAACATTCTTGATTTATATTCATTGATAATAGCTGCGTCACCTTTAGGGCGGCCTATCACTCCCTTAGGTTTCTTAAGTGCCGCTGCTGGAGGCCTACCCTTACGCTTAGTAGATGTCGAGGGCATATAGTTCTTATTACGTCTGCCACTTTTGGTTAGTGGAGTACCATCCTCATGTAGACCATAGGGATGTTCTTTTGTTTCTTCTGACATACTAACAATTATCCTTGTGTGGGGTTGTTACTTGAATGGAGTCTTAAGTATACTTAGGTATAAACAAATGTTATGACCAAACACATACTTAGGACGTGTTCGATATCCATCTGAAACCTTAGGTGCCTTAAGACTACTTAAGACACTTAGGTTTAATTCATTAGTTGATTCTTTAATAATTATCAAAGGAAGAAACTAAAGTAGTTAAGTAACTAAACTCTATAACTTAAGTATAGTATAACATATTTGTGTCATAAAGTCAAGTATATTCTAGTCAATTACTAAAAATAACTAAAAGAATTTACTATAAGCTATCATTAGGCCAACTTAAGGCCCTTAAGTATACATAAGAGCCATTAGTACACATTAGTTGGGGCTTGTGTTTTACCTGTGTTATCAAAGGTTTACATTATATTCCGCTGTCAAGACTTAATTCACTTAACTTGGGTATCTGAGGTACCTTTTGTTAGCTTAAGTGCCTTGGGAAATCGAGAATTACCCTATTTTATGTGCCTGAGGGAGCCGAAGGTAAAGCTACGCCCACTTCCCCCTCCCGCCCCCTAGTTATACACAGCCCACAGGTTATCCACAGGCTATACACAGGTTATCCACAGGTTATCAACAGGCTATCCACAGCTTAACCACAGGCACCTAGGTTATACATGGCTTATCCACAGCTTATCAACAGGCCACCTCAGACCTGACCCTAAGGCCACCTAAGTTCCTCCAGTATCCATGTATAACCTAGGTGCCTTGGGGATAACTATGCGTTATACACAGGCATTACACAGGATATCCACAGACACATCGGGCCTGATGCATACCTAAGGCCTTGGGTCAAGCG